AAGATGTAAAAAAAATAAAAAAACCAACTCAAAATGTACCAGATAATATATTATAATTTTCAAAAAAAAGAAAGGTTTTTTAAATGAATATAAATTTTGAATTAACTGAAGAACAAGCAAATAACCTAATTGCATTTTTAAAAAGAATAGATTTAAAAGGTTCTGAGGCTGTAAAGTTTGTAGAATTGTATAGTTCTTTACAAAAACAAGCAATTGAATATAATAAAAAAATTATGCAAGATGATTAAGGCGTGATTATTTATGTTAATAAATAAAGTATTAGTTACTGATGTGGTTGATGAACCGATTTCCTTATCTGAGTTGAAGAACCATTTAAAATTAGATACTGGATCATTTGGAGAAAATACAACAACAAATAGTTCTATTTCTCCAAATGATCATAGTGTTAGTACTATTAATGGTGATAGTGTTGATGTATTAGCAACAAACAGTATTGTAAATGTTAATTCTGGTCAAAATGGAAGTGGTGGAACTGTTGATATTAAAATACAAGAGAGTGACGATGATTTAACTTATACAGATTGGTATAGTTTCGATCAAATAACTGAATCTAATGATAATCAAGTTTATGAAAAACAATACACAGGAAGTAAACAATATATACGCTGTGTTGCTGTTGTTGCTGTTTCTTCTAGTTATTTTTCGTGTATTGTTATAGTCAATGATTCATTTAGCGAAGAAGATGAAATGTTGAATAATTTTATAAAGTCTTCTAGAGAATTTGGTGAGGATTATACCGGTTTATCGTTCGCAACTCAAACTTGGGATATGTTTTTAGAAGATTTTCCAAGATTTTCAGATAGAATAGATTGGTTTTTACCTCAATTACAAAGTATTACTTATGTTAAGTATAAAGATCAAGATGGTAACGAAACATTATTAACTGAAAATACTGATTATATAGTTGATGTTTTTAATCCTGATCGTGGTGGGATATTTTTACCATATGGTGAAACTTGGAAAAATTTTGAACCTTACCCTTACAATGCTGTAACGATACGCGGAGTGTGCGGTTATAATGGTGTAACTCCTTATATTTTACCACGCAATTTCAAAACAGCAATGTTGATTTATGCAGGATATTTATATAAGTTTAGAGATCAAGAAATTCCAAATGCTGAACTAAAAACTATTTATATGTTGTATAATTTGAGGCGATTATCTTGGTTTTAAAAAAGGTGTGTGTTAACTAATGGTTAATGCTGGTGAATTAACAAAAAAAATTACAATTCAAAAAAGGCAAAGAATACAAAATAGTTTTGGTGAATATATAGATACATGGGTAACTTATAGGACTGCATGGGCGAAAATAGTTCAAACAACATCAATTAGTTATAATAAAGAATTATATGTCGGAAATAAAAGGGTTACAAAATCAAGGTATGAAATAACAATTAGATATTTTGTTGATATTAAAACAAGGTTTAGGATAATATATAAAAATTTTATTTTCGATATAAAATTCATAAATAATATTGATGAAAAAAACGAAGAACTTTTTTTAGATTGTGAGGTGGTTGATGATGGCAAGAGCTAACAAACGTACTTTAAGTATAGAAGGTTTGAAAGAAGTTATTGATATGATACAAGACATGGAACAAGTAGCTCAAGAGGTAGTCGATCCAGCTGCTAAAGCTGGCGCTAAAATTGGCTTGGGTGCTGCCATTGCTAATGCACCTAGTAAAACAGGTAAATTAAAAAGGTCATTAACACTAAAAAAAGCCAAAACTAAATCTAAGCTTCGTGCTGCTTACAAAGTCGGAACTAAAGGTGTTAAATATAGTTTTTATGTTGAAGCTGGAACTAAAAAAATGCCAGCTAGACCATATATAAGACCTGCAATAGATGAGAATAGAGATAAAATTGATAGAGAAATAAAGAAAGAAATAATTAAAGGTTTGGACGGTGTTATATAATGGAAATTGGTGAGGCTTTAAAAACATATTTAACATCTGTAGTAAATTTGAATAATTATCTTAATGGGAAAATTTTTCCTGTCACAATACCACAAGATGTTAAAAATCCATGCTTGAAATATCAACAAGTTACAAGTAATAGAACTGAATCTATAAATCATTCTGATGAAGGTACTGGCTTTTTTACTTTACAATTCGATTTTTATTCAGATACTTATAATGAATTGAAAGCTATTTCAAAACAACTAACATTAGCATTGAAAAATTTTAATGGTCTAATGGGTGGTGTTAGTGGTGTTGATATTAAAGCTACTAGAAAGCCAAACGATGATATTGATGATTTTGATGATGATTTGAAAGAATATTCATGTATGCAAGAATACATATTTTTCTATGATAAAGAATAAATTTTGAAAGGGTGATTTAAATGGCTGCATTAGCTGGAAAAGCTGGAAAAGTTATTTTAACTGCTGCTACTATTGTTAATGTTAATTCATGGAGTGTAGACATAAGTATAGATTTGGCAGATATAACATCATTAGGAGATAGTTGGAAAGAGCAGTTACCAACATTGAAAGAATGGAGTGGTACTATTGAGTGTCATTTTGATCCTGCCGACACAACTGGTCAAAACGCATTGAGAACGGCAGCATTAGCGGGAACGCAAGTGGCGCTACAATTTTATGTTGATGGTACTTATTATTATTCTGGTAATGCCTATATAGCATCTCAAGGTGTCGAAACTCCTGTCGATGACAAAGTGTCGATTTCATTTGAATTTACTGGTGATGGTGCATTGACTTATAACTAATGGAAGGGGTGTGATGTTATGAGTGCATTGGCTGGAAAAGCGGGCGCTATATACGTTTGGGATGGCAATGCTTCACAGGCGTTAACTGATGAAGCATGTACCGATTCGGGCGATCATCAAACATATTTTATAACAGATGATACAAAAAGATATTTTGATATTAATGTTGCTGTAACCGTTGAAGTTGATGCTTCGCCAGTTACCAATTTTTCAGTTGTACATGCTGGTGGTAGAATTATTTTTGATTCTGCATTAGCTGGAACTGAAACTGTTACTGTATCTGCTAATTATTTTACACTTGAACAACAAGCTGGATTTGCAAACTGGTCAATTGATAGTTCTGTTGATTTTGGTGATATAACAGCGTTTGAGGATAGTGGATGGAAGAGAATTTTACCAACATTGAAAGAATTTTCTGTAAGTGCTGAAAGATATTGGGGCAATGGTGTGTTTTTTACTAGAGATACATTATATGCATTAGCTTTATATGTTGATTATAGTAATGATTATAGATATGATTGTTATGCTTACCTTAACGGAGATAGTATTGAATGTCCTGTCGATGATATAGTTAGTGAAAGTATAGAGTTCACAGGTCATGGGATTTTATCGTATAATGTAGAATAAATTTAATAAAAGCTCGATTAATTTCGAGCTTTTTAATTTTAAAAAAAATGGAGGATTAATTTAAATGGGTAATAAAATATCAGAAAAAAAATATAATAAATTTGTGGATTCTTTTGATGTTGATTTCGGTGAATTTGGCATAATTGAATTGAGATTTGGACATAAAGCATTAAAAAAAGCTGAAAGATTGTTAAAACGACCAATGACACAACTAATAACCGAAAATCTATCTACAGAAGAAATAGAAAAGTTGTTAATGTGTGCTATGAGTCACAAAAAAGATATGAAATTATGTGAAATTGAAACAATGTTAGATTGTTTCCCGACAATGTATGCAGTAGAACCATTAACAAAAGCTTTTGAAAGTGCAATAGGAGTTGAAGAAAAGGAAGAAGATGAAGAAATTAAAGAAAGTATAGAAAATGAAGAAGAAAAAAACTAAATAGCAGTTTTAATAATGAGTCTTCTTATTGGGAAAATGCTGTTGAAACTGCTTTAAGATTAAATATATTAGATAAATTTTGGGAAATGACACCAAACGAATTTCAAATTTATGTAGAGGTTTACATGGAAGAATTTAAAAACAAAGAATTAAGAGATATACATAAATGTGTTACAACTGCATATTATAGTGAAATTTTTGCTAGGCAAAAAAGATTAAAAGATTTAGATAAATATTTAGAAAGTATAAAATTTAAAGATGATAAAGATTCTAAAATAAGTGATGAAAAAATAAAAGAAATGAACAAAGATTCTCAAATAAGTGATGAAGAATTAAAAGAAAGAATTAAAAAAATGGGAATAGTGGGGTGGTAATTAATGGCTACTGTTAGAAATGTAGTTGTTAAAATAACTGCTGATGTAAGTAAATTACAAAAGAATCTTTCTAAAGCATCTAAACAATTTAAAGATGTTGGCAGTAAAATGACAGGTGTTGGAAAAACATTATCAACTACTGTCAGCGCGCCATTAGCTGGATTGGCTGGATTAGCTGTTAAAACTGCTGCTGATTTTGAAAAATCAATGTCTAATGTTCGTGCTGTAACTGGTGCAAGTGGTAAAGATTTCGAAAAATTAAAAAGTAAAGCTTTAGAAATGGGGAAATCAACTTCTAAAAGTGCTACTGATGCAGCGGATGCTATTGGATATATGGGTTTGGCTGGATGGGATACGACACAAATAATGGGAAGTATTGAGCCAGTTTTGAGATTATCCGAGGCTGGAAACTTAGATTTGGCTAGGACTTCGGATTTAGTAACTGACTCAATGAGTGCGTTAGGTGTTGAAACTAAAGATACTGGTAAGTTTTTGGACCAAGTTGCTCAGACTTCGAGAAAATCAAATACAGCTATTGATCAAATGATGGAGGCAATTATCGGAGTTGGTGGTAATTTAAAAGGCTTGAATGTACCACTTGAGGAAGGTAATGCTCTCCTTGGAGTATTAGCCAATCGAGGAATAAAAGGCAGTGAAGCAGGAAACAAATTAAGCGCAGTACTAATAAATTTACAAGCAAAATCCGGTCAAGCTGCTGACGGTATGAAGGGTGTCGGTGTTCAAGCTTATGATGCTACTGGTAAATTTAGGGGTGTAAGCGTAATATTAAAAGAATTACGTAGTAAAATGGCTGGTATGACAGAAGAACAAAGAAACATGTATAAAAATATGATTGGTGGTAAAACTCAAGTTGATACACTTAATGCTTTACTTGATGGTACTGGTAAAGAGTTGGGATCATTACAAGGTAGTATTTTGGATTCTAATGGAGCATTAACAGAAATGGCTAAAGTTATGCAAGATAATTTACATGGACAAATAAATGTTTTAAAATCCACTCTTGAAGGTTTAGCTATACAATTTGGAAATATATTACTACCATACGTTAAACAATTTGGTTCGGTTCTTCAAAAACTTAGTAGTTTTTTCACACAACTTAGTCCAACAATACAAAAAGCCGTTGTTATTTTTGGACTATTTGGGATTGTTATACCTCCAATAGTTGTGGTATTAGGCGTTTTGATATCATCCATAGGTACTGTCATTGGTGTTATCGGTGCTATAAGCGCGCCCGTATTGGCTGTTGGTGTTGTATTGGCTGGTTTAGTTGGTGCTTTCGTTGGTTTGGCTGCATCGAGTGTATCATTTAGAGAAAAATTAAAAAGTGTTTTTCAATCTTTCATAGCTAAAGCTGTTGAAATGAAAACCGCTTTAATACCTATTTTACAAATGATTAAAGAAAAAGTAAAAGGTTTCATAGATTCATTAAAAAAGTGGTGGGGCGAAAATGGGGTAACTGTAATAAATACATTTAAAGAGGCTTTTAGTCGTGCCGTTGGTTTTATAACTCCAATTGTAGAAATGCTTAAAAGAACTTTTCAAAAATTTGCACAAGATTTGAAACCTACTTTTGATTCTTTAAAAACTTTGTGGGATAACTTGGTTAGTTTGTTTAAAGATAATAAAGCAATAATTTTAACTGTTTTGGGTGTTTTAGCTACTGTTTTCGCTGCTAAATTTGCATTAATTGCTGCTGTTGTTGTTGGATTTATAAAGGCTTTCAATGGAATAGTTAGAACTTTTTCAAGTTTGGTTGATGTAATTGTAAATGTAGTTAGATTATTATTAGCAATAGTAAAAGGTGATTGGGATAAAATTATTGAAGTTAGTAAAGATTTGGGAAAATCGATAATGGACACGTTCGAAAATTTTGGAACAACTATTGCCGATTTTGTAACTGGTTTTGTTGACACAATAGTGTCACTTTTTAAAGGCTTATATAATATATTAGTTGGTAATTCCATAATACCAGATTTGATAAAAGACATTATAAAGTGGTTTAAAAATATGCCTATGAAAATTTTAGTGTTTTTAGGTTCTATGGTTGGTCGTGTTGTAGCTAAATTTGTTACTATGAAAACACAAGTTATTTCTAAAATTTCAACTTTTGTAAGTAGTGTTGTAAAAAAAATGAAAGAGCTTGGAACAAAGGTTATATCTGCATTAGGTAGTGTGGCAAAAAAAGCCTATGAAGCAGGCACCAAAATAGTTAATCAGATAAAAGATGGTATAATGTCAAAAGTTAATTCTGTAAAAGATGCTATTAGTGGAATTGGTGATACAATAATGTCATTCTTGCCACAATCGCCAGCAAAAGAAGGGGCGCTTAAAAATCTTGGAGATGCTGGAAGTAAAATTGTTACTCAACTATCTGATGCTATGAAAAAAGAAATACCTACTTTAACTTTAGCAACATCAAAATTAACAAGTGCAATATATGATACTTTTGAAAACGACGTTTCTAAAGTTGCTGAAATGTTCGATAAATTAAGGGGCAATATACAAAAAGCTTATGGAGAAATGGAAACTGATGCAAAAAGCGGTTTAAATAATTTGTCTGATACTGTTCAAAGTGCATTAAAAAAGAAAGCAAAAAAACAATTTGAACATAACGAAGAAAATATAAAAGAAGCATTAGATGCTGACAAAGAAGAATTGACAAATAAGGAAAAAGAATTATCTGATTATAATAAACTTATGGAAGTCGCATATAATAACCAACTAGGGCAAGCAACATTATTTCATATGAATAAGAAAAAAGAAGAGTTCAAGGATCAAATTGCAAGAATAAAAAGTAATATTAAATTTGGTGAAACATTATTAGAAAGCAATCAAAAAACTTATGATGATCAAATAAGTGATCAAAAGTTATATAATCAAACTGCTGCTTTATTACAAGAAGAAAATCAAAAAGACTTAATAAGTTTATTAAAAACTTTCGAACCAGAGTGGCAAGATAAAGGTCGTTCGTTCGCTGACAAGTTTATGGAGGGTTTCAGAAGTTTAAATGTTGATATGGCAACTGAATTAAACAAAGTAATGTCTAATGTAGATAATGTGTTAGGTACAAATGTTGGTGGTGTTTTAAACGAAACTTTCAAATTAGAAAAACAATTTTCAAGCACAGTACAAGAAATGAAAAACAATGCTATTGCTTGGGATAACGCAAGTGATAAACAAAAGAAAGCTTTAGAATCTAGAAATGAGTTACTTGGTGGTAAGTTAGGATTGAGTAAAAAGGATGGTGCTTGGTATCTTCCAGATGGTGGGAAAGCTTTTGACAAATCTTCTAATCAATCTATTGAAGTGCCTATTTATCTAGATGGTCAAAAAATAGCGCGTGGAGTAATGCCACACGTGGTTCGTGATGCTAGATTCAAAGGAGGTCTTGAGTAAATGTCAAGTGCTTTAACTGTAGAAATAAATGGATCATTAAATAGTAAAGTTTTAGACTCTTCGGTAGCTATAACAGACATAATAAATGAAAGGTCAACATGTAATTTTTCTATTGTTAGTACTTTATTAACTGAGGCTGTTATCGGTTATGAGGTAATAATTAGGGATACAAGCAATTCAAACATAAAAATTTTTGGTGGTTTTATAAAAAGAATACAAAAAAGGTTAATAAAAGGAAGTAATGGAAGTATTTTTTATAATATAGAATGTGTTGATTATAACTCTATTGCTGATAGAAGACTAGTAAATAAAATTTATACTGAGGAATTAATAGAGGATATTTTAAATGATATAATTGATGAATATTTAACTGTAGAAGGTGTTAGTCTTGGTGATTATCCAAGCGGAATAACTATTGTAAAAGCAACATTCGCGCAAAAGTCTATATCACAAACATTAGATTTTATTAGAAATGAAATAGGTTACAATTGGAATATAGACTTTGATAAAAAATTAAATCTATTTTTAAGAGAAGAATATGAAGGTGATCCACTCGATGTTGCTGTTTGCGAAGTTTTCGACATTGAAGAAACTACAGAACAATATCGAAATAAGCAATATATAAAAGGTGGGCAAGATGAAACAGAGTTGATTAGTAATGAGGTTGTTACTCCAAAACCAGATGGGGAAAGTAAAACTTTTGTAACTCGTTTTCCAATAGCGAAAAAACCACAAATATTCATTGATAGCGTTGAGGTTAATGCTGATGATATTGGAATAAATGGCTTAGATACTGGAAAGGAATGGTATTGGAATAAAGGGGTAGCTAGAATAGTACAATCAGATAGTGAAACAACTTTAACAGATACGAAGACATTAGATGTAACATATCAAGGTCTAGTAAAAATAATAGTAGTTGCTGATAAAATCGATGAAATAACAGCTAGACAAAATATTGAAGGTGGCAGCGGTATCTATGAAAAAGTAGAAGATAAAGCTAGTATTGATAAGAGAGAGGCAGCTACAAGCTATGCGAACGGTTTATTAAATAGATATGCAGATATAAGTCAAAGAGTAACTATAAGAACTAGGCAGTTCAGACAAGCAGGTCAAATAATAAGACTAACAAATACTTATTTAAACGTTAATTCAGATTTTTTAATAGAAAGTGTTGATGTTGCTGATGAAAAAGGATTGACATATTATAACATTAAATTGTTTAGTCAAGAAAGTTTTGGTTCTTGGGTTGAATTTTTCAAAAACCTGACCAAATCATCTACCGATTTTATAATAGCCGAGGACGAAGTATTAGTATTTCTTAATACTGAAAGAAACAGATACGATTGGACTGGTGAACTTGAAATAAAAGTTTTTGGTGCTTTATATCCTTCGGATGCAAGATTTCCTTCGAATACTTTATATCCCGGAACTTTACAACAAACAGTAACATTAAATGATTGAGGTGATAATTTGATTAAGAAAACTACTAATAATTATTTTCCTTGGAGTGGAAGGTATAAAATAACTGTTTTAAATGCTAAAACTAGGGAGCTTATACAAGAGGATGACATAGATAATTTAGTTACTGATGATGCATTACAAGAGCTTAAAAAAGCTTTTGAAGATGGTTCGAATGATATGGACATTAAATATATAGCGTTAGGAACTGGAACAACTGCTGTATCTGCTAGTGATTCTACATTAGATAATGAGCAAGCTAGATTTTATAAAACAAATCAATTTGACGATGGCATTGGATCAATAAAAACAATATTTTTTGTTTTAGATAATGAGGCTAAATTTGAGATCGAAGAAATTGGACTTTTTGGTGGTTCTGGTGCTTCATTAGTTTTGGATAGTGGATTGATGATTTCTAGGATTTTATGGAATTTTGATAAAACTGTTGATGATGTTGAAATTCAATTTTCAAGATTTGACACACTTGGAAGGGGGTAGCAATTTATGTTAGGTGATTATGTTGCTACTATTTGGGAAAATGGAACGAGTCCAGCGATAAACGAAGATAATTTAAATCATTTGGAAGACAAAGTATTTGAATTAGATGTTGAAGCTGAAAAAAACAATAGAGAAAGAATAATGTATGTTTGTATGTTTAGTTCATTATAAATATAAGGAGGCTTAAAAAATTGGCTTGTAAAAGTTATGAGACAAACAAAGGAAGTATAATTGAAGATTTTGGTAATTTGAATGATTTGGCTGGTAATGCAAATGTAACTATGGCTTTAGAAACTACTATAAAACAAACAGGTGCTTCAAGTTTAAAAATGACATCAATTACAGCTGGTGCAATATGTGTTGTTGATAAGACAAATATTGCTTGGAATATCGCTGATGGTGATGTTTTCAGTATGTGGCTTTATATTGATGATATAGCTAAGGTTGCAACTTCTGGCTTAAATTTATATATAGCTGCTGATAATGGAAGTTTTACAAATTATTATAGAGTATTTATTTCTTGGTATGGTCTTAGAAGTGGCTGGAATTTAATGCGTTATCATACTGATGAATTCGTAAATGATGCTACAAGTCCATCGTGGAGTAATACACAAGATTGTTTTAGAATCAATTTTACTGCTGCTGCTGGTGAAACTCCTGTTATTTACATGGATAGTATGAGACAAAATTGGACAACTAAAGCATATGTTTTGACTATATATGATGATGGTTTTTATAGTCCTTATGATAAAATTTATCAAAAATATAAAGATAATGATCAAAGGTATAGTGTTGGGGTAGTAAGTGATTTGGTTGGTTATTCTGGTTATATTTCAGAAGATTTAATAATTTCTATGTACAAGGAAGGGTTTGACTTTGTAAATCATACATCGGATCATACAAATTTGACAAGTGTTTCTGAAGCGGTAGCTTTAACTAAGATTGGAGATTGTCAAGACTATTTAAATAGTTTAGCTATTGAAAGAGCAAGTAATTATTTTATATATCCTCAAAACGCGTACAACGACACCGTAATAGGTGCCTTACAAACCTTAGGTTATGAATACGCCAGAGCGGGACAAGTAGCTGAACAATCATTACCATTTGACCAAAATTTTAAATTGTGTACTATGCTTGAATTAGATGATTCGGTTACTACTACAAATATCGAGGATGCAATCGATGAAGTAATATTAAAAGGTGGATTATGTATTTTTTATGGACATGAAATTGTCGATAGTGGAGCAAGTGGAAGTTTGGAAGTTAATCTTGCCGTTGCTGAACATATAGTTGACTATGTTGTATCTAATAGTGATGATGTAAAAGCTATTACTTTTTCTGATATAGACAAGATAATAAATAATCCAAGTGCGTTAGCTACTGGAAGTGCTGGTAATGCTGTTGATGGTAAAGATTATGTTCCAAGCGGTGATTATCTAGTTATTCGTCCTGCTACAACTGAACAAATAATGTTAATGAATTTATATTCTAATCAAAAATTTGAGGTTTATATGAGCAATGATATTGATTATCAAGAAGGAGACGCAAAAATTAGAGAAACATTTTCCGAGGGTGGAACTTTCTTGTTTAAAGATATTATTACAAATGATAATTTTATAAAAATTAAAAATACAGGTGATACCACTTCTGAAATCGGTTATAGTGGATTTCGTGTAAAAGGGGCGTGATTATATGACAACTCCGTTCGCTGTCGCTAATTTACAAAGTTATACAAAATTAAACGCTGATTCATCACCGGCTCTTGTTTCTGTTTTGGCTGGTGCTACTGATGATGTATTGGAAATAATAAAACCTTGTTTGGTAAATTTTTTAACTATAAGAGGAAATCAAAACCCAAATGATATGGATATAAATATATATATTGATAATGTTTTGAGATTTTCACATGCTGGAAGTATTGGGCAAAACTCGGCATTTGGTATAATACCTTTTGAATTTTATAGAAATGCTTATTATTTCGATTCTTCTATAACATCCTATAAAGCTGATAATGATAATCAAGGATTGCATATTTTAGGTTTTGAAGCTAAAGCAAATGTTAGAGTTAGTATTACAAATAATTCCGGCTCTACTGTCGGAGTATATCCAGCATATCAATATTTCACAAAAAATTAATTTTAATTATAAATGGAGGATAAAAAAATGAATAAAATAAAAATTATTATATTAATTATTTTTATTATGATTATTACAACTATTCCAGTTTTTTCATTGGGAAATAAAATAGGTGATTTAATTTACCCTATTGTTTTAAATGATATAGAAACTAATATTGAAGGTTTAAATAAAGATGGATATAGTTACCTAAAAACTAGAGATATATCACATTATATGGGTTTAACTGTATGTTTCAAAGATGATAAAATTCTTATAAATGATTATAAAGTTTTATTAAGGCAAAAATTAAACTCAGTTTCTATAGTTGAAATTTATAATGATTGTAAATTAATAACAAAGGGTACATGTGTTTATGTTGGTGATGGGAAAATTTTAACTAACAAACATTTGATTAAGTCAGGATATACTAAAATACTAGTCGATGGTCACGAAGCTAAGAAAATTAGAGAATCAACAAATCATGATTTGTTACTATTAGAAACTGAGTACAAAAATAAAAATTATATAAAATTCAAAAAGAAAGAAAATAAACAGACAATAACTATTTCTTCGCCGTTCGGTTTAGATGATCAAATAACTTATGGTAATTATATAAATATTGGAATTTTCAAACCATATATAACAGATATACACTATGAAATAAATAACAAAACAGCAAATGGATCCAGTGGTGGTTTATTGATGGATTCAAATTTTAACTCTTATGGGTTGCTAGTTGGATCCACTCGAAAAAATACTACATTAGCTATAACTTATGAAACAATAATTAAATTTCTAGAAAAATGAAGGTGATAAAATGGAAAATTTAAACGATACAATTGTAGAGGTTGTAAGACTTGGCGAAGAAGTAGGCAACTTGAAGGAGAATTTTAATAAAATGGAAAAAACTATAAAAGAAGAAATGAAGGATATTAAAAATAATACTGATAAATCAATAGAGCAAAATAGAAAAAATTATAACAAGTTAATGATTGCTATATTGGGGTTAGGTGGAACTTTCACAACTGGTGCTTTATTATTTATATTAGAAATGATTGCAAATGGAGGGGGGAAATAAATGCCTAAAATTTTTTTAGCTGCTGGACATTGGGAAAATCTTTTTGAAAAAACAGGATCAAAAGGTATAAAAGTTAAAGGTGAAAAAAAGTTTGAAGAATTTGATTTTAATATTGGTGTTGTTGATAAGTTGCATAAGGAATTGAAAAAATATAAAGATTTTGAAATACATCAATTAGAATATGACAATGATAAGGAAGATATGACTTTATATGAAAGAATACAGTATATAAATAAAACATCAACATCAACTACAGATTTAGTTATATCTGTACATGCTAATTATAGTAATAAAGAATCAGTTGGTGGACAATGGGGTTTTTATGCCTCTGATGCTGGAAAAAGATTTTTAAATATTTATAATGCTAATTGTAATAATTCACCTATACCATATACTAGGACATATAAATGTAAATACGATGATTGGACT